CCCGCCGCAGGGCGAGGCGGGAAGAAAGGAGAAAAGAATTATGTAGAACTCTGTTTCAGCCGTTCGGCGATCCGGTTTTGAGCGACGCGATAATATCGCTCGTCTTTTTCAAAACCGGTGTAGTGCCGTCCGGTGTTGATGCAGGCGATAGCGGTTGTCCCGCTCCCTATGCAATTGTCAAGCACAGTGTCGCCTGCGTTAGTGTATGTGCGGATGAGGTATTCAAACAGCGCGACCGGCTTTTGCGTCGGGTGCAAGCCCCGCTCGCAGTTGATTTGTAGCAGATTCCGAGGATATCCGGTCACATATCGCAGCGAATCTTTGCCGAGGGTGCTGTCTTTGTAAATGCCATCCGTTTCGCGCTTGCCTTTTACGGCTATAGGCCTCTCAAGGTGCTTGATGCCTTGCGGGTTGTATGTCGGCGCTTTTTTGTAAAAAACACAAACATCCTCGATGCAGCGCATCGGCTGATATTTTGCAAAGGTAAATCCGGTCGGCATATTTTTCTGCCAATACCAGCAGTAGCGGAAAAATCGGCGGCAGCTGTTAATGACGTCGGTCGTAAACGGCTGTGCGGCCGTAAGCACCACAGCGCCGTTGTCTTTCAGAATCCGCCAATACTGCGACCACAAAAGGCCAAAGTCCAGCGCGTTATCCCACGCGCAGTCCGTCATGCCGTATGGCAGATCGCAAAGAATCATGTCAATGCTGTTGTCAGGGTAGATTTTCATCCCGGCGAGACCGTCGCCGAGAAATATCTTGTCTAAGTACTCCAAGTTACACTTCCTCCAGTGATTCAAAAAATCCGGAATTCCGCGCTTTTTGCTTATCAGAGTACTCTACAATAGCCATTATAGGCTCAAGTTGGTCCCCTTTGTGCACTCTTTTATTTTTGCTCGCGGTCGAGGATGCAAAAGAATTTGTGGCGGAGATTATAAAACTGTCTGCGCCCGCTCGGCACCGGCATATATTCATACGGCGTCCCCTGCGTGACGTTCTTGAGCAACGGTATTATCAGTCCGACATCAGAGCCGCAGGCAAGCTTCACGCACCGCTCAATAAGCGCGATATCTTTCTTTTCCCGCTCCCGGCTTTCTGCCCTTTTTGCCGTCGGATCAGAGCAGCCCGAAGCGGACGGCATCCCGGATGGAGCCGCCGCCGATAAAGCATATGTATCTTTTGCCCGCTCCTTTTTTCGTGGATACTGCAAGCAGAAATATTTCAGCTCCCGATACCGCTCGCGGGGAATATCATATTTTTTCGGCAAATCCTTATCTCTCGGCATTATCCGTTACCTCCTAATAGCTCGGGGTTATCATAGATATTGCCGACAACCTCAAACTCTTCCGAATCATAGTAAAATGATGCTTTAAATATCATGCCCGCTCGCCCGATAAAACGTGCGAGACCGTTGTCATAGACAATTTGATAAATGCTCATTTTGCCGAACCAAACTCTCTTTACTATATCGCCCTCAAAAATCTTTGTGCCGTTTTTATCTTTAAGACCTGTGTATTGCCCCACAGTTTCAGGATTAACAAAAATTCGACATTTGTTTCCAAACCTATCGGGATATATAATTATTGCTCTGTCGTCCTCAGTTGTGTCCAAACTGCCAAAGCACCAACTATGATTTATGACTCCAGAAAAATCTTTACCTCTAAACAGTATCTCACGCATTGTTGTTCCCTCCGTCCATTATTGCGCCGCAGTGCGGGCAATAAAAAAACTCACGGTCTATTGGTGTTTCTCTTCCAGTCGCGATGTCTATACTGTGATGACATTCAGAACAATAATAATTACCATCGTCAGGGTTGTTGTACATCTTAATCCATTCGCCATGTTTAATCTCTTGTACATCAGCGGCAGGAGCTTCTTTTAAAATTTTAACAGCGGCATTCCAGCCGTCCGCATAACCCTTGTTCTCAAAAATATCTCGGTTACACAAGCCTATCCCGAGTGCAGCACGATCAATATAATCGCTCATTTTGTTTTCCTCCTCTTCGTCGCGAAACTTGACACATTTACAAGGCTTTAAAAAGCTGACATCCGTCAGCAGTTTTTTCTTTTTCTCGGTCGATTCGGCGGCTCGTCTTCGGGCTCCTTTATGTATTTAAAACACATATATCCGAATCTGTTTTGAATGCACTCGACAAGGCGATAGCCTTTCGGGGCGATTGGCGGGCTGTCGGGGCTGTAGCTCCGGAGCGCGACCTTTGCGTCCTCGCTGGCCGGCTGCCGCATGTTGCGGGTCGATAGATATCTATGTTTAGTGCCCTGTTCGGGCGTCCAATGGTCAAATAAGTAATTGGCAAGACCGGTGTAATCACAACCGTGGTCTATACCGTTATAATAGTTGTGTCGGCGCAGGTGCTCTATCTGCACGATATCGCCATAGATCCACTGCGCTTTGATGATCTCTTCCGGCACGCCGTCGGAGACCATGTGGAAATGTATTCTTTTTGTGTTTCTGCCGCGTCCCATATAAAGGTTGATTTTCGCTTCCGGGCACGCGTATTGTAGTCTGCGTTTATATAATGTACGCAACCGGCGCGCCTCGCCCCAGTCGTGCACTTCGTGGTCATTGTCAAATGTAAGAGTCGAATATAGGGAAGTCGGCGAAAAGTTCTCGTTGAACACTCGCGCGTGCTTCCGCCTTGCGATCATCAGATTGTGGCGCTCGCGCTCCTCGTCCGTGCGGAGCACCGGCTTGTACTGCGCTTTTGCGACATTGGCGGTGCGGTCAGAAACCGTGTAGACTTCCTGCTCGCAAACCGCGCCGGAAAATATTCGTTTCTTGACTCGCACCGCTTTTCACATCCTCATTTCAAATTTTCGTGTTTTACCGAACTCATCGACGAAAGCTCGTCGAGATATCCGACAGTGTTCTCCGTCAGCACCCGCGTTGTGCTGATTGGGATAATCGCCATCACAAAGAATCCGGCTTTCGCCGCAAAGAACGCGCCGGCCACGGTCTGACGGTAGTACAGCTCAAACTCGTCCACATCAAGCGGCTCAAGATATTTCGATTCGACAAACTCTATCCCGGCCGAAGTCTTATATGGTATATAGTCGTAAGAGCCTATCCGCAGAGATATCGGCAGAGGATCGCAGCGCTCTTCTCCGTCAAATTCGTCTTTGACCATCTTCAAAAACGCTTCCGGCGGCTCGGCGGTGTACCGCTGCACGATTTTGTCCGCCTGTGTCGGTGTGATATCGAAAGATGTCATAAGCGAGTCGATTGAAAAAACCGGGCAGTCGTTAAGGTAATAGGCGGCGAGACCGTCGCCGAGCATCTGCGTTGTCATATCGTACAGCGAGATGTGCTTATTCGCCTTACACAGGCTTATGATTTTTTTGATTTTCATATTAAACTCCTGTTTCTGTTTTAATCCAAAGGTCGCCCAAACTGTTCCAAAGTTTAATTACCTCTTCCCTGTCGTCACACACAGTCCCGAAGCTCTTGCAATAATCACAGTTATTTTTTTCTTTCGGGACAATGTAGTAACCGTTGACACATGCATCATACAAAAGTGCGACTTCTCCGCCGCACTGCGGGCACAATTTGAGTTTGCTGTTTGTAGTGCTTTCTCTTAATTTTTTGACAAGCTCGTTTTTGCTTTCAAGAAGTTCTTGACACTTTTCGATAAGCTCTTTATTAGTCTTGCGTTCAAAGCACATTTGGTTCGTTAATTCTTTAATTTTTTCAAGCTGCTCGTTTTTCCTATTGATGGAGCGTTCGCGACGATTCTTTTTAACCCATATCATCAGGTCGCGTGCCAGATTAATAACCATTACTGCTAAATTCGCCAAAAGAGCAGTAAGAATAAGCATTTCAACTTTCGTCATTTTGTTCCTCCTTGGGGCACATAACACCAACTTTGCGGCGGTCGTTTGAGCCCGAACTCGCCAAGCCTTTTTGGATCGTCGTAAATAACAAGGTCAGATATACTCCAGCCGAATCCCACCTTGCCGTTTCCAAGATAACTTATAACTTGTTTATCCGTAAGGCAAAATAGGGGGACTTCTATTTCCGGTATTTCTTGCGCACCGAGATATTCAAAAGCAATTGGAAAAATAGCGTTACACACAAATTCTCCAATAACTCTACCGCAAAAGAGATGTTGTCCCTTCTTCTTTGCATCACATCCACCTTTGGTGCAGTAAATATAACACTTAAACGGTGTCTTGATTTTTGGTTCGTTCTTTCGAAGTTCGACTTTTTTCTTTCCGCTTGCTATCAGTTCGCAATATCGCGGTCTGACACTCAGCAAAATTGACTTTGTCATAACTCCCCTCCGCCGTTGCAGGAGTACTCTTTAAGCGCAGCCGCGGCCTGCGACATAAGGTATTCAATGCACTCAAAATCTCCGCTCGGGTCAAAGCAGGGACATTCCGGACAAGATCCGGGTGCGCCCGCTCCGCAGAGTTCGGTCGCCCGGATCAGCTGTTCAAGCGTCAGATTCTTCATAATGTTCAACCTCCTTTGCCAGTCCGCATTTAAGCGGGCTGTTATAACAAGGATTCTTACAAGTGCCGATTTTCTGACACTGGAAACAGCAGTAATTCCCACGACGGTGGTCGCAGTTGAAATGCGTACACATCATGATTCTGGCTTTCTTTTTATTCATCGTCCATGACCTCCATAGGTTCGTCCCAACAGCATTTACACTTTTCTTGATTTGAATCAATCGGCGAGGGCTGACGACAGCTTCCGCCGTAGCAATTTGCGCGGCACATCCTCGGCACACCGTATGCGTCCGGCTTGGCTTCCGGAAACTTTTTAAAAAAGTCCTGCGCGTAGGTTTTTCCCGGGTGTTCGTCGATCCATTTCTGCATGGCTTCAATCGCTTCTTTGACTTTCGCGACGGAATA